ATAGTTACCAATATTCTGAAACACTTTTAATTCAGCACCTTCCACATCAATATGAATAAAATCTGGTACAAGATTTAGTTTCTCACAAAAAGTTTCCAATCTAATTGATCTGACATCGTGTGGTTGTGCATAAATTTTACCTTGTTCATCTAAAGGATTCAAACCAAAAATGCTACCTGAATCTAAGTGCGGATTTCCATATTGAGTTATTGATTGTCTAAACTGAGTTATACCATCAATATGACACACCGCTGTATGAAAGTAATGTATGCCAAAATCAATTGCTCTGTTTAGATTGATTGACAGTAATTCGTTGGAGCATTCAAAAGCATATACTTTTGCTTTTGGCATCATCATTTTTAACTGAGCGGAGTCCCGCATATCCATACAACCCACATCAAAAAAAACGAAATCTTCATCAAAGTTTTCTTTAACCCAATTTAAATTTAAACTACTCACCATTTTCTCCTTAATTAACCATCTAAATCTTCGTCAATAAATTGTTCTAAGCCTTCCGCTTTCTTCTTTTTCTTGTTCTTTTTGTTCTCTTCAAAGTTGTAAATAAATTCAGAAATGTTATCATACAACTCAAATTGCTTCATGTTACCATTTTCATCTTCATACATTTCGCCTTCATCTAACAATCCAAACTGTTGTGTTGCTTTATACTTTACATACAGTTGCTTCTTTTCACGCATAATTCTACGCAGAAAAGCATAATAAATTATCTGTGTAAAGTAAGCAAATGGATTTTTAGACTTTGCTGGATCAAAATTACGAAAATACATGATACAGTTTTCTATGCCATCAGATATCATCTCATCACGATATGTGTAAGAAATAAAGTTTGGCTTACGTGAAAGGTGCTCTGCAATTTTTAGAAAACATTCGCCGATATAATTAGGTATCTTTGGCTCTGGTTTATTATTTGTCTTTGCATCTTCACAATCGCTTCGATATTTTATAAGTGCTGCCAAAAAATCAGCATTGTTTACATAATGTTTTTCTGTGGACATTATACGTTACCGTGAATATTATTTTTCAAGTATGTATAACCCTTGATGAGTTCTTCTACACCATCGTCTAATGTATAATATGGTGTCCAACCTGTCGCTTCTAATTTTTCATTTGATACGATGTAGTTTCTTTGATCAGGATCTTTTTTAATATCTCCTTCAACGACAGTAAAATTTGGTACATGATTTTTAATAATTTCACATAGGTCTAGTTTAGAAACGTTAGCTGATGACAAGCCTACATTGTAGATGTTGCCTTTCATTTCTTCAAACTGATAGATTGCATGTAAAAATGCTTCACAAACATCACGCACATGAATGTAATTGCGTTTGAAATGTCCTTCAAAGATTACAACATAACCATCGTTGACTGCACGATAAGTCAAATCATTAACGAGCAAGTCTGTACGCATACGTGGTGACATGCCAAACACAGTAGCAAGACGATAGCTAATTGCGTTTTCATGTTCCATCAAACGTTGTTCTACTGCAACTTTGTCTACCGCATATTTTGAAATTGGTCGCAGAGGCGATTCTTCTGTACAAAAATTGTTCTCATCTCCTGTACCATATGCTGAATTTGTTGTTGGCATAATAACGCGCTGATCTTTTGATAGACTGTTCAATAGCCAAAACATTGCATCTTTATTTGTCGTATCGGCACCAACAATATCTTTATTACACAAAGGTGCACCCACAAGTGCTGCAAGTGGAATTACAATATCTACTTGATCTAACAAAGGACGAACATGAGATGGATTACGAATATCACCATTTACAATCGTCAAATTTTTATTTTCGCAAAGATGATTTAAACCATTCTGTCTGAACATAAAATTATCGAGCACAGTAACTTTACATCCCATTTGCAACAAGTATTCGACTAGAATACATCCAATGTAACCAGCACCACCAGTTACTAATACGCGCCATTGTCCCATATCAAATCCTATTCAGTATAGTGGTTATTTCATCAATTTTAAGTTTACTCAGTGTTGGATAGTTACCAATGTAGAACGAATAAAAATGCATGTGTTCAGTATTTGGATAATTTTTGTAGTGATCTTGAGGCACAATGCCCTTTAAATAAGGCTGTCTCAATTGATTACCACCACCCGCTGAGCCACGACGGAATTCTATTTCTTCATCGCGCATCTTGCCCATTAGTCTATTTACAAAAATCTCTGTGCAATAATCATGTTGTAATACAATGTTGAATGCATAATTGCTACAACCAATCAATCGAAAATCTACTTTATACTTTCTCTGATCCAGCTTAGACAAGAAATAAAATAAATTCTCATTTCTCATTCTAACATTTTCATCCAAATGTTTCAACTGATTTTGACCAAGTATGCCACCAATTTCATTGTTACGCATATTATATGCAGGGTAAGCAAAGATGAAATCTGGATTTAATTCTGGATTTTCTGCTTTGTATTTTTCAGACATTATCCAATCACCACACTCACGAACCATGCCATGTGACCGAAGCATACGAACTGTATGATAAACTTCAGGATCATCTGTACATACCATGCCACCTTCAATAGTAGACATATGATGTGCAAAATAAAAAGAGAAGTTAGACATCCAACCATAACTGCCTAACAGTTTGCCATTGTGTGTTGCACCATGTGATTCACAGACATCTTCAATCAAAGGTATATTACGATGACGCAGAGCATCTAATACTCTATCAGTCAAACAATCAAATCCTTGTGCATATGTAATAAACACCGCACGTGTTTTATCAGTGATTGCATTGAGTATGCCATACTCATTCATACCAAGCGTATCCAAATCGATGTCAACGAACACTGGCGTAAATCCACATTGAAGAATGGATGCAATATCAGACACCCATGTAAATGGCGGCACAATCACTTCACCACCTTCTGGATGTTTGATCTTCAACATCGTCATGGATAATAGATTTGCTGATGCACCTGAGTTTACAAACACAGAGTATTTTACACCAAGCCATTTACTCCATGCTTCTTCAAAGGCACGGCACTCAGGACCATTCGTAAGTTTAGGATTATCTTTTTTTAGATGTTCTATTACCAAATCCAAATCTTCTCTAGTAATATTGTCTGACATTAAAGGATACTTCATTCTCACTCCATAATAATTTGACTGCCACTATAATCAAACTTAAACGGTACCCATATGTTAATTTCAGGTAATGTTTGTCTAATTCTTTCATGTGTATCTGGTGCAGCAAGAAACATAAAGAATCCACCACCACCAGCACCCATTAATTTGCCGCCATAAGCACCAGCATTTATGGCTTTTTTGTATATGTTATCTATGTAATCAGTTGTTACGCCATCTGTGAGAGTTCGTTTTCGTTCCCATTGATATTTTAATAGATTGCCAATTTCTACTATTTTACCATAACTCTCAAAAATATTCAATGCTGTTTCAGTTATTGTTGAGATTTCTTCCAGTGTGATTTTAGATTTGCCCTGTTTGATGTTATTGACTTGTTGACGGGCATGAATGTCTGATAATCTATCAATACCAGAAAATCCTAACATGATGTGTTGTTCGAACTCGTTTAAGTATTCTTGAGATACTTTGAGATGACGAACATTTATTTTTGATTCGGATAACTCAATTACACGAACGCCACCGTATGCTGCTATAATTTGATCTTGAACACCAACAGATTCTCCTATTCTATTTTGCTCAATATCAATCGCATCCATTGCCATCGCATATGGATGTACATAAGGACTTCCTAAGTGAGTAGTTATTGCGTTGATCAGTCCAACAGTAAATGAAGAACTTGATCCAATGCCACTCCTAGCAGGAAGATCACCATCGTGAGAAATAGAAACACCATTTGACACTCCGTAATATTTCAAACACTCTCTTACTGACGGGTGTTCTATTTGAGCAATGTCCGATACACTTTCTATTTTAGAGTAAATAACTCTATTTGCATGATCAAAATACGGCGGTAACATCTTGTAACTTATATAGCAATAATGCGCCATAGCAGCAGATATTACCTTTGAAGGTCTGTTTTTATACCATGCGGGGTAGTCTGTGCCACCTCCAAACAATGATAGTCTATATGGTGTTTTAGAAATTATCATTCAATGTTTTTAAAATATTTTCTTTACTCAATCCATGCTTGTTCAATAGATACTCACGACCACCATTTTCAAACAAATACTCTTCTGGCAATGTAAGTATTTTCACTTTTTTACAGATATCTTTTTCTGCCATTGCTTCAAGCACAGCAGCACCTAATGAACCACAAGGTGTTTGTTCATCTACAACAATCACTCCATGACACTCATTCAATAAATCTTTTAGCTCGTTAGGAAATGGTTTAGCACGAATTAAATCTACACCAACAACTTTATATGCTTGTTTACACGCATCATTGATTGTGTGTGCCATTTTACCCGAGCCGATGATTAATACGGTAGTATCATCAACAATATCACCCATTAAACGATAATCAAGATTATCTTTGAGATGTGTTACTGGTAATTCTGGTTGTTCATGACGATCAAATCGAATATAGCAAAGCTCAGGATTATCTAGCAGTTTATTAGCAAGACGTTTTGCTGAACTTGCGTCCGCTAAAGTATACATGTTCAAGTTCAAAATTGAACGCATACACGCAAAGTCTTCTGTAATATAATGTGTAGGACCTGCATCTGCGTAACCAATGCCAATGCCAACAGAAAGAATAGCGATTGGTAAATTCATCATTGATGGACCACATTTGATTTGTTCAATCGCACGAAGTGAAATGAATGGTGCCATCGCATAACAAAAAACTTTTTTGCCTTGTAATGCAAGACCCGTAGCAACGTCAATCATTGCTTGTTCTGAAATACCACAATGAATAAAATTATCTGGATATTCTTCGCGCAAACTATCTAATGCAGCAGCACCAAAGTCGGCAGAAAGAAAATATATGTTTTTATCTGTTTCTAATCGATTCTTTACTTCTTCAATGAATGCATCACGCTGTAACATCATTTATCTCCTTACGGCATTGTTCAATTTGTTCTGGTGTAATTGCTTGCATATAGTGCCACTCTGGTTTGTTTTCCATCAAACTAAAGCCTTTGCCCTTGACAGTATTCGCAATAATTATTTTTGGTCTGTTAGTAACTTCATCAAGCGCATTTTGTATAGCATCTGTGTTATGACCATCGATCACAGCCGAATCAAACTCAAACCCAGATAACTTGTCTTTGATAGAATTAAGACGCAAACAATCATCAGTTTTTCCTAAAATAATTAAATTATTTACGTCGATGAATATTGTCATATTTTTGATTTGATGATGGGCAGCAAACAACAATGCTTCCCATGTTGAACCTTCATAAAGCTCACCCTCTGAAATAACAACATAAACATGACTATTTGGATTTGCAATTGCCATGCCTGCACCAACACCGATGCCGTGACCAAGAGAACCCGAAGTCATATCAATGCCTGGTATTGATATGTTACCAAACACACGAAGACAAGTCTTTTTATTTTTACCCCAATTGTTCCAATCTTCTTCCGAAATAATACCAAAGTTTTTCAGTATAGGATATAATGCTACTGTCGCATGACCTTTGCTGATAATTACTTTGTCTTCAAAGTCAATATAACCACCATGATAGAGTGTAGTCACAATCTCTAACATTGAAAATGTTGAACCAGGATGTCCCTGTTTTACTTCTACAAACTTTTCAAATAATTCTTTACGATATAAGTTTGCTTGTTTTTGCAAATCCATAATCAATCTCCAAGTATTTTTCGTTTCAATTTTATTTTTGACATCTCTTCAATGTTTGTTCGTGAGTCTGTACCAAACTTTGTTTCAACAAGATTCAAGAATGGCTCATGTGAAAAGTATTTGTGCCATGCTTCATCACGAAACTTTAATACTTCAGCACCAGTCATTGTCTTTGTACGAAGTGGTTTACAATCATATGACAGAAAAGCAAACTCTTCAAATTTTTCTGGTAATTCCCAATCATTGTTTTTCGCATACATGTAAAGTGGACTGCCAGGTAAAGCCATTGCAGCATAAAAGTTTGCGTGTTCGGTATTCAATTCAAGCGAAAGATCAAGTGTTTCTTGCATCGTTTCTATCGTATCTTCTGGAAATCCAAACATGTAGTTTCCAAGGATATTAATGTCTGCTGCTTTAACATCCGCAACAACACGCCGAATATCTACATCTTCAAACTTACCTTTTTCAATCTCAAGACGAACGTTTTGATTTGCTGCCTCAATGCCAAGACACAACCAATTGACACCAGCTTCTTTGAAAAGTTCAAGTTGATCTTTACGAACAGAATCAATTCGTGCATATGCCCAAAAGTTGAAATCCATACCACGTTGTTTGATGCCCTCAAGAATAGGAATGTAATACTTTCTATTCAGAAAAAACATTTCATCAGTCAAACGAACTGTGCGTACACCATTCTCATACAAATATTCAAACTCTTTAAGCATTAATTCTGGAGACCAGAAACGCATACCCCGTGAATCCGAAGAAACTGTTTCTTGTTCATATGATGTTCTATTCACAATATTGATCATACAAAAATTACATCCAAAGGAACAACCTAACGATGTAGAGATTGCAGCAAAGGGTGTGCGACCATCATCTTTAAAATAATTATGCCAGTAATGTGCGCGGTATTTGTCAAGCAATTTTGTTTTCTTTGGCAATAAATCCCATGCGTAACCAGGCATTACGCGATCCATGTCCTCTGTCTTTACTAGTTCTCCTGGTGCACCTGTTGCAGCAAAACCATGTTTCTTATACACAAGGCCTCGAACTTTATCTAAATGATCAACATAGTTTGTTTGTAGTAAATCAAGCAAACCATATACGCCCTCATTGATGAATACGAAATCAACATAGGGTAAACCAATTACATCATAAGGCAATGCAGATGCATGTGATCCAATGAAAACAATTTTGATTGATGGTCGTATGAGTTTGAGTTGTGCTGCTAGTATTGATGCACCAATCATCATCGTGGTGCCTGAATTTGGATTTTGTCCATAAAGAACAAAGACTGCTATGTCTGTATTAGTGCTAAAAATACGATGAGCAGCATGTTCAAGGTCTGGAGATGGATCTGCATCAAAATCAAGAATGCATGGATCATAACCTTCTTTGCGTACAGCATTCGCCAATAGCAATGCCCACGTCGGAGGTTCAATAGCAGAATATTTATTGGCAAGTGCTTGATATGCTTGTGCAGCACTGCTTGGTATAACAAATGTCACCACTTTTGACATAACGAAAAATTCCTTTAGTGTAGTTTTTTATTTCTCACTTCTTGTACAGAAGTTGCTAATTCTTCCATTATTTTTTCTTGAGCAACTTCACTCTCTTCTTCATAATCTGCTTCTTGTTCTTCTAGAAGCTGTTCAATCATTTTGTCAGATTCTAACATTTCAGTTATCGTTCGTTCAACAAGTTTATCATAGTAGCGAATCATAGATTCTTTCGGCTCAACTACCGTAATGATATCTGTTGAATATATCATCGCTGTGTTTTCTTTGATCAGTTCAACAGGTAACCATGGCATCATTAACATAACTGTTTGTCCTGTTGGCAATCGACGAAAAACAATACGCATTGGATCATTGATTTGGATTTGATCAGAATCTTCTTGCTCAAACATAGAAGCCATAATATCTTCACCAGTCTGCATTCTTATAAGTTTTACTTTATGCATTTTTGACCTCTATATTGTAGAACTTGTATTTGAACTTTTCTTCATCGTATATTCTAACACGATCTTGTAGATGTTGCAAGGTATAATTAACATGTTTACCTATACGAAAATCGTCTGCTATGTCATAAAGACATGCTTCAGTTTTATTATCTCCAATTCGTAAACCTCTACCAATTGATTGGAGATTTCGTACTCTAGACTTTGATGGCGATGCAAAAACAACATTGTGAAGATTGCGAATGTTAATCCCTGTACTAAAAGTACCATAAGATGCAACGATAATTGCATCGTTTTGTTTTTCGGTAATAGACCGAACTTGTTCACGGATTTGCACCTCTGTTTCACCATACACAAAGAAAACATGCCTATTATCTGCTTTCTCTTTAATAAGTTTGTAAAGTTGTTTACCGTGTTTTTCAACAAGATTAAATAATACTAGTGAATTACCCTTCAATGATAAGACAAGATTTCGTATGAACTCATTTCTTGCTCTACTGCTGACTATGTAGTCTATCTCCGCTTGATAGTCCCAACCGCGTGATAGTTTACAAATCTCTTCAGAATACTTTAACACCAAACACTTGATACGAAAATCTGCTAGTTGTTTGTTCTCAATCAACTTTGCTGTAGTTGTAGATTGGTAAACTGGACCAAACAATCCTTCTAGTACCAACTTATGCGTTTGTGTGCCATCAATTGTACCTGTGCAGCCAATCCGATATGACGCATTTCTCAAACCAGTCATAATGGTAGTTAATGACTTTGCTTTAAATTGATGTGCTTCGTCACCTAGTACGAAATCAAACTGTTCAAAGTATTCAACAGGATTTTTGTAGATAGATTGCCATGTGGTAATTGTCAGAAACTTGTCTGTGTGTTTTTCTTTACCAGAATACTGGCGATGACAATTTGCATCTGAATCATAACCATATGATTTAAAATCTGAATACATTTGTTCAACGAGAGATGTAGTAGGAACAATCAATAGACCTTTTTTGTAGTCTTTATGCTGTAGATATCTTAATATAAGATACTGAATCAACGACTTACCAGAACCAGTCGGTGATAATAACAACATTCTCTTGTTTCTTACGGCAAATATGAAGGACTTGTATTGATATTCCCTTATGCCCTCTGTTATAATGCTCTTGTCTAATTGAAGTTGTTCTATAAACTCATTTGCTTCTATTGCTGAAAAGCTTTCTGCGTTGTTTACAGCAGCATCAATCTCAAGCTTATAATCTCTTTCTTCACAAAACTTCTCGATGTAAGGTACTAATCCATGGTAAATAGTATGTGTACGTAAATCAGCAAGTCTTATTTTACCATCCCAAAGTCGATTCTTGTACGTAGGCATAAATTGATAACCTGGTACAAAAAAAGTAAAGTAGTCAGCAAGTTCTTGTGCAATACTTTTCTCACACTCAAACTTGATAAACGCTTCATCTTGCTTATATAAAATTAAATCAGACACCTTGAATAAACTTTTCCCAATCAATGAACGAACGAAGTTCCCATGTTCTATTGTTCAACTCTTTTATAATTGCTTGACAGACATCAACAATCTCTTCATGCAATAACTTTCGTGCAAGATACTTGTTGACATCTTCATCAGCTTCTAGATATGTATTGATCTCTGATTTGAGAGTGTATGGAAACACTTCCCAACCACGTGATTTCAATTCATCTTCATCAAGTCTACCTGTATAATATTCCCATTTGAGTTTACGCCATTTATTATAATTGAACTCAGCTTCTTTAGCCAACAATCGATGTGACGAAAGAATATTCAAATATTTTGAATGGAGTTTAGGAATGTCAATCAATGCTTTACCTGGTTCTGTACGATCTATGACAGAATCGGATGCCCACATTTGTAATACTTCATCAAGTTTGCTCATATTATACCTCCTATTAGGAGTATATCACAATTAAAAAAGTTTTTCTATATTATAATAGGAATATCTGAATGTTACGTCTGCGGTAATAATTGATTCGGGCGAATCAGTAGCAGACAAAATGAATCCAGAAAGAGAGATTGGAAATAAATCTACAAATTTAAAACGGTAATAAGGTTTATTTGAACCAGAGAGAAGTGTAATTGAACCCTCTGAATATTGTGGTTGTTTAGTTCTTTGCGTTGTTGTGAAAGGATTCAGTTTTGCTAAGTTGGCGTATTCACTAAAGTCGGTTGGAAAAGTCAATGCTCTGAGCCAATCGTGTATTTCTAGCCAACCTAATAATTCTGCATCAACAATAAAAGTTATATTTAAAGGTTCATAAATCGCTTTTTCTCCAGGAATTGGTAAATCAACCAAAGGTGTAGGAGAAATAATTTCTGAGGTAGATATGCCAGGAAAAGCAATAGTTTGGCAAAAATATTGCAAATTCGGAGCCCTACCAAAATTAAAGGTAAATTTATTAGGCTGTAACGGATTTGGATTAACCGGATTTCTGTTTTCTACTGTCATAAATTATTTTTCAATCTTCCCAATTTTTACCGCTTTTATGTAATTTTGTTATTATAGACATGGCAGTTTGTAGATGTGAATTTGTTGGTTTACTGTAATCACCTTTCTTACTGTACTTCAGTTCAGGTCCATGATGAATTTCCATTCTATCATCATGAAAAGTAATATTCATTTTGTTTTTCACATGATGTTTACCAACAGGAGTATCTCTCCATTGCTGACTTTCTTCTAATGAGTATTGAATGAATGTTTTCATACGTTTATTTATGCTCCATAAAAAAGAGACACCCGAAGGTGTCTCTCTAAATCCCACTCTATGGTGGTTATTTAATTACATCAAGTTCGCAATGCGGAATCCGCGATAGTAGTTGTTGCTCTGTGTTGTCAGAGCGCCAAGACCTTGATCAGTACCTTCTGCGAATGGATTTGCTACCAGACCGTAACGAGTCTTGAAGCCAATCTTTGGCTGGAATGTACCAGTATCAACTGCACGAACCATTTGCAGCGGCACGTATGGGCAGTAGAACATACCAGCATCGTATGCGTTTGTGCCTTTGTAACCAACTACAGCAAACTCAGATGTTGAGCCTGTTGGGAAGTATGGATCGATGTAGACTTTGATGCGACCGAAAATTGTACCAGCAAATGTATTACCAGTATCATCGACAGTCAAGTTAACTTGTCCAGCAAGTGCTGAATTATAGTCAAGAAGACCGGACATTGCAAGAGCAGAAGCGACATCTGAAGAACAGATGACGATGTTGCCTTTGCCACGACGAGTCAACTTAGCGATTTGGTTAGCTTCACGTTCGATTTGGAATGCAAGACCTTTAATCTTTTCAACCATCCAACGACCGTTTGAGTCTGTATCAAGGTTGAATGCACCCTTAGTTGTTGTACCTGCTTGGCAACCTGGCTTAGCAATCTTGTAGATTGTGCGAATAACTTCACGGTTAATTT